GTGATTAGCTCGTCATCCGGCGCGTCGGTGTAGCCATCCTCAATGGCGTCGATAATTCCAGCCTCAGAAATCCACTTCTCATAAATCTTGGCGATCGTTCCGATCTTCGCGGTCGATTGCGTCAGCGTCTCGCAGACCTCCAGGCCGATGCGACCGGCCAATCCCTCGCAAAACATGGTGTGCATGCGCGAGACATCGGTAATATTGGCGACAAAGCGAAAATGAATTGGGCCGACGTCCGAGCTGATGAGATAATCGTTCTCGATCAGCCAATCGTCGTAACCGACACCAGATGGACCGCCGAGATTGTTGATACCAGGCTTTGGATTTTGAGGGGCCAGCCGGAGGTATCCCGCCGGCAGCCGATAGACATTGTTCGAAACGGATTGGGAGGATGGTCCGGCACCCTGCGGATAAACGATGTTGAGCGTGGCCAGGCCGACACCGTTCGGGAATGCCGAACCGCCGATCAGCAGCCATTTGTCAGAACCGGTGCCGCCGACGAAGACCGTGGTCCACGGATTAAGCACACCGGTATTGGTCCAGTGCACGCCGCCATCGAGCGTCGGATCATGGCCGATATTGCCGGAGCCGATCGACTGGTAGATCACGCCGTCGGAACCGCCGACCTTGGCGGCCGCGGCGTAGGTGGTGCCGGTCGCCCAAAGCACCGGCGCAAGGTCCGGCTCATTGTTCAAATTCAGATCGATCAGGCTCATGTACGCGACGCTGGCAAACGTCACGGTCTGATCTTTGAAATAGGTGACGGTCGGATCGTAGGTGGTTGCGGCGCCTGGCGCATCGCCGTTGTCGTTCTGGAGGCTCAAGTAAACGAGGCTCGTGCCGTTGCCCGGCGCGGTGTAGACAATCTCTCCGGCCCAATATGCCGTGGTGCCGGTCGTGTCATAAGCCGGCACCGCGAGCGGTCCGAAATACGGCTCCCAGACAGTCGTCAACAACGGATCGTTGCTGAGGTTGTTCGGGATGCGCGAGATCCACAGACTGCCAACCTGATCCGCGACGATTGAGCCGACAAAATAGGTGGTCGTCTTCACCCACAATGCAGGGGTCAGCAGCATGGTCGTGGTGTCGAGCGCACGCAAAACCTGCCGACGGGTGGCGAAGGTCCAGACCCGCCGCTGCAGTTCTGCCTCGCGCAGTTTGTCGTAGCAAAAACTTATCTCGCTGGCGTTCTTGGAAACCTCGGAAAAGCCCAGCGTCGGATCCATGCGCGAGGCGCCGCAATGCTGCAGCGCGCGGTCCCCTATATTCGCGGGCGTTCGGAAAGCCGTCATGTCGCGGACGATGCGGGCGGCCAGCTAGGCCAGCAACGCACCCGGGCTACTTGAAATTGCCCGCGGCGATCTTGAGCGCCGCCATGACGCCGGCCTGCAGGAGGCCGAACGTCGTGAACTTGGCGCTGTCCCATGAGATCGTGAGATCATTGGCGGACGCGGCTGACTGCGAGCCTTTGTGCCCCTGATCCCGGTCACCGGGTATGTTCGCCGCGTTCGCGCCGAACGTGATGTTGATAAACTGGTTCTGTGCCATCGATTACTCGACGTACCAAATCTCGACGTTGAGCAGGCCGCCGGTGGTGATGCCGGTGGTGACCTTGACGTAGAAATCAAAGAAACCGCCAGGATCAGCCGTGAACTGCGTGGCGCCGAGGTTAACCAAAACCTGCCAAAGCGGGATGTTCTGCATCGGCAGCGTAAACGTTCCGACCTTGGTGATATCCACGCGAGACTGAGCGACCAATGACTGAGCCGCACCGAACAGCTTGTTGTCGGCGGGGCCGGTGACCTGCACAACCGGGTTGGTCAGCGCGTTGAGCGCGGCCTGCGTTCCGTCGGTGGTCGAGTCCGAGAAGGCAATGTCAAAGTCTGCGGCTCCAGCCGAGGCAATGGCGCTGTCCAGAACGACCTTCTTGATCTTGGCGGTGGTCGGGATGCGGCAGAGGCGGTACGTCGACGTGGTATCGTCGGCCGAGACCGGCGATACCGAGTCGTTGATGATTCGCACCATGCCGGGCGCGCCCTCGCCAATGGTGTTGGCGACCACCGGGCTGGCGTCGAGGTTCGTGATGGAAGCGGATTTAAGATTGTGGCCGGCCATGTGGGGCTCCTATCTAGCCTGAAACCTGGAAGCCAGCGGCGCTGACCTGTTGCGCATTTTGGAAGAACCGCTCGAATGCATCGAGCATGTTCTTGATATCCTTCTTGGTCAGGTTGGTGCCGTCTTGGACACGCAACTCGACCTGATTGACGCCGACGGTGCTTGCCGTGCCAGTGAGGAAGTCGGAGTATTTAAACCCCTCGACCCCATCATTGAGAGCGACGTAATGATCTGCCACGGCGGCCTCCTTACGGCGTTACGTCGGCAGCGGCCGAGGTGTCCGCACAGAGCGCCTGCAGCAGGCGGCCCGGCTCAAGCCGCGTCGCGCCGGTCGACATACCCGTGTAGAGCTGCCACGGCAGGCTCGACAGTTGTTTCTGCTGCGAGAGATCGTTCACGACATCCTTCCAGATGCCGAGATAGGCGCCGGACTTCATCAGGACGATGTTCTGCCGGACGCTCGAGGTCGAGATCAGGCGCTCCGAGTAAACGATATCGAAGCCCATGAACCGGGTGACCTTGCCTTCGGTCAGCACCGGACGATCGGCGCCGCTGAAGTCGGACGACACAACCTGCACCTGATTGAGCAGATCGGATTCGCCCTGGCTGTTGGTGATCCACGTCATCGCCTCGGCGTCGACGTCGACTTCTGCCTTGCGGAAGATGCGCTTGGCTTCGATCATCTTGGCGACGGTGAGGCCCGAAGCGGCAGACGAACCGAAGGTCGAGGCGATCGACCAGCTTGCGGTGACGAAGGTTTCCGGCGAAAGGCTGCCCGCGTCGGTGCCGATCTGGGCCGAAGCGAAGGCGGAAGCGATAATGCGATCATCCCATTCGCGGGCGACGGCGGCGGCGGCGACGGCGGAATACTGCGAGATGGGGTCCATCTCCAGCTTTTCCTTGTCGAAATTGTCGATCATCTGCGTGGCTTCCTTGTCGACCGGGAAAACCCATCGGCGAGTGAAGTTCACGTCTTGACGGTTGAGCGGAGCGAAGCGGCCCGACGGCGCCTGCATCTGGATCGCGCCGATGTATTGGATCGGGGATGCCTGCTTGCCGATGTGCGCGCCTTCCATCACCCGGCCGCGCAGCTTGGAGCGTGTCTGCTGCAGCTTGAGGTTCATGAGCGCGGAAAACTGCGTGATGAATAGTTGCGGAAGATTTTCTGACATGGCCGCCTCTGGATGTCCGAGTTGATCGATGGCAAACGCCACCAAGCTCATCGGCCTTATCCATCGCGGGGGCCGTCAGTGTTCCTTCTTGAGATGAAGCCTTATCCGTCGCCGGGGGCCCTACTGTCCGATCGGCTTATCCTTGCGGGGCCGTACTCCGGACTGTCGGCGGGGAAACTGCTCCCGCCGAATTCAAAGTTCAACGCACCCGGTTTTCAAACGCGCTTGTCGACCGCCTGATGGGCCAACATTTTGCGGGCTTTGTTGACCCTGATCATAGCGTCCGGATCACGCTGGATAGCCGGTTGCAGGCCGCCCTTCCGAGGATGACCGCAAAAATTGATGCCGGAAATGACGCAGCGCTCGGCGTTGCAGTCATATGGGCACTCAGAAGCCGTCAGCCCGCCGAGCTCGTCTTCCTCGATTTTCTTCGCTGCCTTTGGCATTGGTCGCTCCGATTATGCTGCCGCAGCGATAAGCTGGGTCAGGTTTTGAAATTCACGGATAGCGGCAGGATCGCGGTCGTCCAACCGCTTGCCCCACGCCCTATCGTCGGTGAGTTCTTTCAGTCGGGCCTTCGCGCCCTCGACGGTCGAAACGCTATCGCCGCCGGTGCGGCCTTGAATGAAAGTGTCCTCACTGGTGGCCACGCCGATCTTGCGGAACATCTCCATGACCTTGGCGTAGCCAACCTCGCCCTCCAGCTTCGCGATGGTCTCCTGGTCGACACCCAGGCGCTTGGCACCCTGCATCGCCTGCAGCTTGTTCATCTCAGCATTGCTGCCCCAGCTCGCGGCTAGCGCCGCCTTCTCGGTCGTAAGTTTGGCAGCATTTGCCGCCGCCTGTTCGGCAGCCACGCCGTCAAGATGCTTGACCACCGCGGCGGCGAGATCCGGCGCCTTGTCCTTCGGCAGGCGCAGGCTGGCGGCGGTCGCGCGGATGGTGTCGAGCAACGCGGCGTCCGGGGCCTGACCATCGGCGCGCTTCACGGCCGAAAAGTCGTAATCCTTGGCATCCGCCGGCGCGCCGAGGCGCTGATAGACCGCATTCCAGCCGGCTTCGTCGCTCAAGTCTTTCGGCAGTTTCAGAAGTTGAGATGCCGGGGCGCCGACAAATTTCTCGGCCTCGCGGTATTGCTTCGTTAATTCGGTCGATAGTTTAACGGGATCAGCGATGTCGTAACCCTTGTTCTGCCAGAAACCGAGCGTGTCGGAATCGACCTTTCCTCCATGCCACGGGGTCGACGCTGCTGCTGCTGCCGCTGCTGCGGCGGCTGCAGCGCCACCATCCCCAGTGCCGCCTGTGCCGCCGGTGGCATCAAGCATCCGTCGCGAAAAATCTCTAAGCATCGTCGTCTCCGTCTGGTTTTTGTGGGCCGTCGTAAAGCAAAAGTAGTTGTTCGGGTGTCAGCGTTAGGTGTTCCTGAATTCGCAGGTAGACCTGACGGCGGCCCTCCGCCATCGCGTGCTTGCGTGCATCGAGATCGAAACAGGTTCGGTCAGCGCGGCAGAACCATGCTAGATCGCGCATCATCAGCGCGGTTGTTTCTGATCCGCATGCCTGCTGATAGGCCCGCTTTCGCTCGAGAACGAACGCAAGTTTAATCTCCGTATCGCTCATGCGGCCCCTTGCGGTTGCTGCGGTCCGCCGAACGGCTGGCCTTGGGCGATGCCGGGCTGGTTCTTATTGACCGCGGCTTGGGCTTTCATCATCGCGGCCTGCGCCGGCATGGCTTGGATCTGGGCCTGACGGGCCTGCGATTGGGCGCGCGCCTTGCGCTTGTCAGCAATTTCCTTGTCCGTCGCCATCCAGTCGATCGGCGTGTTCTGGATTTCGGCGATCTTGGGAATGGCGCGGTCGAAGGCGAAGGTGTCGAGCAGGCTCATGTCCTGCGTGATGTTGACGAGTTCCTTGACGCTTTCGACGGTGCGGACAAAACCGGCGGCCTCACCGGCGCGGCGGGCCATGGCAAGCGGCGAGGTGTCAACCACCTCGTATTCGCCGCGGGCTTCGCGCAACCGCGGCGGCATCGGATCGAGCAAGCCCTGTTCGACCATCAGATCAAGCTCACGCTCGACTAGCGAGCCGACATAATCCGAGTGCTGCCGGCCGAGCGTCGGCGCCACCAGCATGCCCTTTTCGTTGACGAGTTCGATGACCTGGGTTGCGGTCATGTCCGGATGTTCGGACAGCACCTTGAACAGCGACACGAGGAAGGTGTCGTCGATCAGGGCGCGCTCCATCTCCATCATTTTTTCGGTGATCTGGATATTTCCGGTCGGCAGCACATGCACCAGCGCCTTGCCGTCCGACGTGACGCCGCCGGAATTGGTCGAGCCGGGCTTCAAATTCCAGCCCATGGCGCCGTCATCATTGGTCAGCAACACCGGATCGCCGGCGCGGTGGCCCTGCTTCAGGAATATCTTCTTGGTGGCATTGAGGGTTTTCAGCGCTGGCAGCACGATCTGCGCCGGGCCGCGGCCGTAGACCTCGCCGGGGGTCTGGTCATAGCGCGACACGGCATACGGGAACACGCGATAGCCGCCCTCCGGCGCCATCAGGCATTGCCCCTCGACCGAAACGTAGTAGGAGCCGAACGGCATCCCCTTGGCGTCGATGCGCTTCGGGTCGTAATCCGCGCGCGGCTTGACGCAATGCAGGAAGTTATAGGGCCACTGGCTATTTTCCTTCAGCGGCGAAATCAGGTTGGCCGGCAGCGCCCCGATGCCCCATTTCTGCACGGCCTGATAGGCGGTGAGCCGGAACCACCGAATGACGCGATCGACCTTGCCCTGGTGGTTTTCACCGAAGAAGGTCTCGCCGAGCGGCACGGATTTGTAGCGCAGCCCGCGCGCGCCGTGGTAATTGCGACCGTCGAACTTGTCGACGAACATGGTCGAGTTGCCGAACGCGCCGAGCGATTGCCAGTTGTTATAGTTCTGTCCGGCAAAACCCGAGATCGTGGCATAGCGATATTTGAATAGCCGGTTTGTCGTGTTTTCGAACCAGACGCGGGTATCGCGGTTCTTCATGACATATTCGTTGTTCGCGCACAGCCCGTGCCACTTCATGTTGACCGGCGTCACGAGCGAATCGGCGATGGCGCAGAAGCGGTGCAGCGCGAGACCGCCTGACGCGTCGATCTGCTGCTGGGTCTTCTTGACGCCGGGTGTGTTGTAGTTCTGATAGAAAAACGTGTTGCGTGAGGTCGGCAGGATCAGTTCTGCCGCCTCTTCCCACTGCTGCGCGAACATGCTGCGCATGGTGGTGAACTGCGAAAACTCCTGCAGCAGATCCACGACAACGCGCCGCTCGGCATCCGTGATGTTGCGCGGAATGCCTTCGACGTTGACCGTCTCCGGTTCTTTAATGGACAAGGCGTTTGGCATCTGGGTCCGCGCAATCCATGGTCGGGTCAAGCCTGCGATCGGCAACCAGCCACCGCTTTACGCATGTGAAAAATTCAAGCCGTTCCTGATCGTTGAATTTCAGCCGATCGGCGAGACGGCGCATGTCGTCGCGGTATTCGATATCGTTGCGGTAAACCTCCATGTCCTTGGTGATGGCCCCGTTCTTGTTGCCGTAGTCGGCGACGATGCGGCCGGATTTGTCGATCTTGCCGGCGCTGACGAAGCCGGCCTCGAGCCCAACGAAACCGGGCCAAGCGACCTGACAGAGCGTCAGGATGGCACCGGCAAAATTGTGGGCCATGATGGACAGGACAACGTTCTGCTGGCGGCCGGACCGCGCTCCAGCAAGCACCCGACCGCGCCAGCTCTCGCGCAGTTCGACTTCGAAACGCCTGATTTCAGTAAGGGCTTCCACCGAGGCCTCCGAGCAACTGCATCGCAGCCGGGCTGCCGGCGGGCTTGCCCTGCTGGGACATCGCCGCGAGACGCTTCTTGCGCTCTTCCTCAGTCTCGCCAACCACTTGCTGCCCGAGCATATCGCCCATGCCGAGATCGGTAGCGGCGCCCATGCTGAGGCTATTCGGTGCTGCCGCCATCGAACTCTTCCAGGGCGGCCGTGGTTTTGGTGGCGTCCGCTTTCGCCTTGGCATCATCGTGCGCGAGATTCGCGGCATCGACGGCTGCGGTGGCATCCATCAATTTCTTCTCGGCGGCGACCAGATGTTCGAGCGCCGCGTGGCGCCGCGCCGCTTCCGGGGTCATCTCTTTGAACGGCGATCCGAAGCCGCGCTCGACTTCGCCCGATATACGAACGCAATCCTTGCCGAAGGTCTCGTCCTCGAACGCGCGAAGTTTCTGTTTCGCGGTCAGTTCGGCGGTTTCGACGTCATCCATGGGGAAACTCCGGTCAGCGATGCGTGATGCTGGCCGGAACGTGGTCGGGTCGGCTGTTGCCAGCAACGCACCCGGAGGTCAGGCGAACAGGTCGAAGTCCACGCCGGAGGCCATTCCGTTGTTTCGTTGCGGAGCAACACCGCGGCCGAGGGCGACGGCGCGCGCCAGACGCTTGGTCATGATCGCGATCCGGAGCGCAGAAATCAGGTCGTCCTTCTGCTTCACGATGTTGCCGCTGCCGTCGTCCTTGCGGTGATACATACGGCGTTCCTCAAGGATATCAGATAGTTGCCTTGCATATTTGAGGCGGCCTGATTTCTCCCGCTCGTCAATCTCCATGATGCCGGCTTCGGTCGACACGCTCCCGTCGGGCCATGTCGCATGGGTGTCGAGCATCCGGAGCCCGTGTCGCTTGTAGTGGTCGGCCATCGGCTTGCCGTCGTCGCGGCGGATGTTGCCGTCGTTCGGCCAGGCCACCGGGACGCCGGCGCCGATCGGCTTCATCGCTGCAGCGTGCTGGATCGGAAGCGCATCCTTAACGCGGTAGGCGTGATGGACGTGGATCACGTCGTTGTCGCGGTCCCACAGGATCAGTACCGCGGCGAACGGGTGATCGATCCCGAAGTCGACGCCCCACAACTTCACCCAATGCACCGGAACGTACTCGAGCGGCGCCTCGACAATCGAATCTTCCGGCGCGGTGAAAATGGCACCGGAGCCGAGCATGGGTTTGCCGTAGGCGCGGGCGTCCCGTTCGTGCGCCGGCCAGCTATCGATAAGCCGCTGGCGCTCATCGGGGGTGATGTGCAGCGCGTCAAAGATCGTCATCGACGTCACATGCCGGTAAGGGCTGGGCTCGTCGATGAAGCGATTGACGACCTCGGTCGGCCCCTGCAGCGGGGTGAACGTCATGAACACGATGCCGTGGGTTGCCGCCGTCCGGGTCAGGCCCTCGGAATAGATTTTCATGGGCGGTTCCTCGTCGAACCACAGCCAGTCCAGCGTTTCGCCCTGAAACTTCTCCCGGCCTTGCTCATAGGACTTGAACCGCGCCACCGACGTACCGCCGGAGATATGCCGGACCTGAATCGTGTCATAGGAATGCGTGACGCCGCGCGCGAGCGATGGGGAGCCGACGAACAGATCCTTGGGGATCATGCCAGCGCCGAAGTCGTCCTCGACCCCGGGCTCTCCGCAAAGCTTCTTCTGCTGCACGTCGCGGACAACGAGCGAGGTCTGCCCGGCGATCCACCCGCGGGTCGGCTTATCAAACCGACGGCCCTTCCAATCGGCCGGGTAAATCCCGGTCATGTGGCAGGCCACCTCGAAGGCGCCGACGTGGGTCTTGCCGTTCTGGTTTCCGGCGATCAGCAGCCGCTCGCTGTAGGCCGCGCCGGCGTTGAGAAAGTCTTTTTGGCTGGCGTACGGCTTGAAATCGTAGAACTTCTGGTAGGTCAGCCGGTAGTCGAGGGCTTCCAGTTCCTCCAGCGTCTCGGTCAGAGCACGGACGTCGGTCATGCGGGCTCCGTCGCATCGCGCGCAAGCGCGGCCTCAATCCGGCTTCGGTGCACCTTGGCAGGAATGTCCGCATCGACCACGACGATCCCATCCATCGTAGTCACAGCGAAGGTGGCCGTGCGCGGCAGCCCGCACACCGCGCGATTGCAAGCCCCGCCGGGGCGGCCGCAAACTGTGCAATCATCGGTCACTGCGTCTTGACCTGGTCGTATTCGTACTCGATGCCGATATCGAGGCACTGAAAGATTTTCTTCGCCAGATCGAACGCATCGGCCGGCGTCAGTTCGATCCGGTGTCGGCCGTCCAGCTCCAGCCAGACCTTGCCGCTCAGCATCTTGCCGCCGCGCATCTCCCGCTGCCCACGCAGGATCAGGGCGTCCTCACGCCTGATCTTCGTCATTGCGGATACCGCGTTAGGGTCATGGGACCTATCCGCCAATATCGGATACGTCGATCCCATACGGCCGGCCTCCAGTCCCAAAAGAACCAAGCCATTTGGTCATGCGGCCAATCCCACATCAGGCGCCATCTAGCCATCCTTCACCTCCGAAAATTCCGCGTCGACAACCGCCGGCGACGCCGGACCGAGTAGCTTCGTCGCGTCGACCCCAAGCTTCTTCGACAGCGCCGAAATCCGCTCCATGATCGCGGTGCCACTCTCATCCCGGTGGGTGTGATCAACCTTGATGTTCTGATCTACCGTGAAGCGGTTCAGCCCCGCCAAAAGCGCGGCCGCCTTGAACTGGTCCCGGTGCAGGTCGTTCCGAACAATCTTCTTGATCGTCGCAATCCCAAGCATGGCCCCGGACCGGACTTCCTTGTCCGCGCACTCCCTGATGGCGGCCAAGACCTTCTCGCTGTGGAAAAGCCGGTGTGCCGTAACCCGCAGCGCGCCATGGGACCTGTCTGAATAACCGGCCGCCTTCGCGATCTGCCAGTCCTTCGCCAACGGATACATCACGGCCGCGATCGCAAACCGCCGCTCCGCCACGTTGCAGGCCCGCATCGCAGTTCCGAGTGATCCTTCCTCCGGATCAGGAACCGTCGCCGTACCCCGCTCAAAATCCTTGACGCCCTTCGGTCTTCCCATAATTAACAAATTACTTGGCGGGACGTCCCGAACAACGCACCCGACCGAATTTCCAAAAATCCGCCGCCCAAAATTTCAGGACCGACCGGATTTTACAGGAAAGGCGCGTGCTAGAAGGGGAAGGTCGATTATCGGGCGGGCGACAGAAGGGGCCCCCACCCCCACCCCACCCCGGTCTTTTGCCTGGCAACCCTATGCAAACAGCGCTCAATGCCTGTTTCGCCCGAGCTCATTGACGCATGACTGACACAGCCATAACGTATCATATTGATATCGCTGCATATTATATTCCCACATCAGGAAACAGCGGTGTTGGGCTGAGACCGTGCATTGCAAATCACTAGCAATAACAGCTAGTTGCGAATGATTCGCGTTATTAAGTGCATGTGGATGATGAGGTCAATACCGCTCAATGGTCAACCAGTCTGCATTGTCGTTCGCGATGCAATACGGCTGCGTGGGCAATCGGTCGATCGGCAGACGATGCTGATTGCCGCTGATGATGATCGGCCACTGGTTGTAGATGCCTGTGACGCTGCGAACCTTTGCTCGGATGGCTGCTGCTCGGCCCGTTGCCCAGCGCATCCACAATCCTGTGCCCT